TCCAGATGGTTTTAGTTTTGGCAAACCTGCCTAAAAATTATTTATGCTAACGAGCTATAACGGCTGGCCTGCCAGTAAAGACCCGGCAGAAATTGGTATTAAAAGTTATGCAGTACCCGGCACTAACAGAAAACTTAGATGCGCTGAGGCTGTAGCACCGTTATTAGTAGGTTTTGCCGCTGAGTTCCACGCGCTGATAGAGCCAATAGATGAAGGCGCTTTAGATGAGTGGGGCTATGCTTTCCGTATGGTACGCGGCAGTACAGACCGTCTAAGCTGCCATAGCAGCGGTACAGCAATAGACCTAAACGCAACTAAACACCCGCTAGCAGCTGTGGGCACGTTTCCAGCCGAAAAAGTACCTATGATTAGGGCGCTAGCTAAAAAGTATGGCCTAACGTGGGGCGGGGATTACCGTAATCGTAAAGATGAAATGCACTTTGAAGTTAGCATAAATGCAGAGAAAGCGGCTAAGCGCATACTAAAGTTAAGCAAAGGGCTAACCGACTAAGGGGCAGAGCAGGTTAGGTAAATGAATAAAAAACAAATAGAGGCAGCGTTATACAGCTATGGACGCGCCGCGCTAGCAAGCGTTGCAGCTCTTTATATGTCTGGCATTACAGACCCTAAAGTATTGGCTAACGCCTTTATCGCCGGGTTAATTGGGCCTTTAGTTAAGGCAGTACAGCCCAACGAAAAGCAATACGGCATAGGCGCTAAGTAGTGCGAGCCCTGCTAGGGGCTGTGGTACTTACAATGCTCTTAGCAGGGTGTGGCTATGACGGTTGGGTAAGGTATCCGTGCCAAAACTATGAAAACTGGGAAAAGCCAGAGTGTAACCCGCCTCAATGCAGAGCAACGGGCATCTGTACAGAGGACTTAATTAATTCTAATGAGTAGACAACCTACAAAATTAACGCCCGAGGACATACACGCCCGGCTAATCTTTTTTATAGGCGCGGTGTTAGCTGTAACCTTTTTAACTATAACTACAGGCGCGGTATATGCCCTAGTTTTTGTAACACAGCCCATAGGGGCGCAAGCGCCAAACGATAGAGATTTTATACAGCTGTTACAAACCCTAGCTATATTTTTAACAGGCGCTCTAGGCGGGGTACTTGCTGGTAATGGGCTCAAATCTAAGGCTGATAAAGACACAAAGAAAGACACGCCGCTAGAAAGCTAGCAATATGTCTTAGGTATAGGTCATACTTTTACTACACGCTGAGAGGGCTACTTAGTGTAGTAGTTTTATCAGCCTTAACAAAGGGTGATTTATGTTAGCTGATTTAGCAGTAATTACATTAACTGTACTAATTGTAGGGCTATTTATGTTAGCGGCCTACCGTACGGGATACCGTGAGGGCCACGGTGACGGCTACCTAAGAGGGCGCAATATCGCTAAGGCGCTTAAAGAGGTGACTAAATGAGCTTTCTAGACGGTTATGAAGATGTAAACGCGCGTATTAAAAGAGCGCGGGCTGAGTTTCCCGGGTTACGCTTAGTAGCCTACATAGAGGACATAGACCTTAAAAACGGCTATATTCTAATTAGAGCTGAGGCTTATAAAAACTATGAAGATGAAAAACCAAGCGCTGTAGATTATGCGCTAGAGGTTAGGTCAGACCGCGGCGTAAATGCTAATTTTTGGGTGGAAAACTGCGTAACCTCTGCTTATGGGCGTGTTATTGGCTTACTAACGCCGGGCGGTGCTGGCAGGCCTACAAGACAAGATATGGAGAAGGTAGAGGCCATACAAGCGCCATTACAGACACGCGGGGCAGGCGGTGCAGTACCTAGCGCGGCTGAGTCAATAAGCGCGTTAAAGGCCAAGCTAGGGGCGGGTGAACCAATGCCAGAGCCGCCAATATGTAAACACGGGCATAGGGTGTTAATTGAAGGCACGTCAAATAAGACCGGCAGCCCTTACAAAGGTTATTTATGCCCACATAAGGTAAAAGCGAGTCAATGCCAGCCATTATGGCTAAAACGTTATGGTGATAGGTGGCTAGCCCCAGATGATTACACAGAGGTTATGCAAGATGCAGGGCGCAACCTAGACCCGATAGCAGAGCGTGAGCCTGTTCCAGATGAGCTATTAAGCGATACAGAGAGGGCTAACCGTGCAACCAATTAGACAGACAGAGTTAGGTTTAGAGCGTGAAGCAAAGGTAGCTAATTATTTAACTACAGTATACCCGTGGGTATTGACGGCTACGCCTAAGTACTATTTTACTGATTTCCACATAAACGAAAAACAGGGTAACGGCTTTGAAAGCTATATAGGTGATTTAGAGGTTTTATGGTGTAACTATTCTTACACACAGCCTACCTTTGTAGCCTATACAAAGCTGCAACAAATGAGCATACTGCCGCTGTTCAAAGACTTAGAAAGCGCCTATCACCGGCTAGTCTTTAGGTTTACAGACGGCCTATTTATAGTGCCAGTAGAGGCACTGCAACCGTTTAGGCCTATTGTACATAATCACTTTGTCCGTGAAGATGTAACAAAGCTAGTAGTACGCCTAGAGCTTGCTAACTATATGCAATTCTTTACACCAATAGTTATTAGATAATGGGGTTAAAAACTATGCTCTATATAGAGGCTAAATGCAGACAATGCAAGACGGCTACGCTACAAATAGAGCGCGTAGTATCTGACCACCTGCCACCTAACGTTAAATGCCTACAATGCACAAGGTGCGGGCTACTAGATATAACGTTGGTAGATGTGGATAACGCTAGGCAGGTACGCAATTAAGTTATCCACAGGGCCTAAAAAGCTGTGGACAACACGCCCAAGCCCCGCTCAAGTTATCCACATATTGGCTTTACACTTGACCTGTCGGGTACGCTGTCTGCGCGGAACGCAAGCCCCGAAGGGCGCTAGCTTGCGAACGCTGCGACAGCTAGGGCTACAGTTCTGCCTAATCTTAGGCTTGCTATCTTTACAGACTTTACCCGTAAAAGCTGATATAAACGCTATAGATGCTTATAAGATTTATGCTCATATAAAGATAGGCTCATATAAAGAGTTTAAGTGCATTGAGAAGCTCTGGACTAAAGAAAGTAATTGGCGGCCTAGAGCTAAAAACCCAAACTCTACAGCTTATGGCATACCACAGCTGTTAAAGATGAAAGAAACCAACCCTTATAAACAGATAGACTTAGGGCTAAAATACATAGCTAACCATAGGATTTATAAAGGTAGCCCGTGTAAAGCTTTAGCTCATCATAAGAAGAAAGGCTGGTACTAATGGCTATAATAATTTGTAAGCATTGTGGCTTACCTAGTGATGAAAGCGAAATTATATGGAGCAGACACAGGGACTATGAGGCTTGGTGCTATAGCTGCGTTGAAGCGCAAGATGAGGACATATTAAAACGTGTCTAAGCGTGGTGACCCTAGAGTAAACAGGGCTTATAGATATAAGTTTAGAAACCAAGTATTAGCTAGAGATAGCTACACCTGTTATTACTGTGGGGCAGATGCAGACCAAGTAGACCACGTTATACCTATAAGTAAAGCGCCTGAATTAGTAATGAGCTTTGATAACGCTGTGGCCTGTTGCAAGCGCTGTAACGTAAAAAAAGGCAATAAGTCACAGGGTGTTTTTTTAGCTAAGACGGCTACCCCCCCTGTCTTTTCTGGCAATATATCCCCGAAAACAGACATAAACACACAAAGTGGACCTTGCTTGGGCCAGCCTAAACAGAGTTTGAGCTAATGAGTACCAAACCTAAACAGACCTTACGGGGGCTAGTGCAACCGCGCTTGCATAACGTTTTGTTATCAGGGCCTACTAGGGGCGGTGAGGTTGCAGAGCTTGCCGAGCGTATCGGCTTGCCGCTTTTACCGTGGCAGCGCTTCGTATTAGATGATATGTTAACTATAGATAAAAATAAACAGTTTATACGGCGTACTAACCTAGCAATATGCGCTAGGCAAAACGGTAAGACTCATCTAGCGCGTATGCGTATATTAGCTGGCCTGTTTTTGTTCAATGAGCGTAATCACATAGTAATAAGTTCTGCTAGGTCTATGGCCCTTACTACTTTTAGAGAGGTAGCTAACGCTATTGAAGATAGCCCCGACCTAAAGAAGCAACTAAAGAAAATACTTTATACAAACGGTAACGAGGCCATAATTCTAAAAAGTGGGGCTAGGTTAGATGTTAGAGCTGCTACCCGCGATAGCTCTAGAGGTGCTAGCGCTGATTTTCTATTTATAGATGAGTTACGGGAAATAGACCAAGAAGCCTACGCAGCTGCTCTACCTGTAACCCGCGCTAGGCCTAATAGTCAGACCCTAATGGCTAGTAATGCTGGAGATGCCTTTAGCACTACGCTTAATGAGCTACGCGAGCGCTGCCAGAGTAACCCGCCGCCCTCTTTAGGCTATTACGAATATAGCGCCCCGCCATTTTGCGCGTTAGATGACCGTAAAGCGTGGGCAGCTGCTAACCCGGCGCTTGGCATACTGATAACTGAGGAAACCCTGCAAGAAGCGTTAACGGTGCAGACTACAGAGCAGTTTAGGACAGAGAGCCTTAGCCAATGGATAGACAGCTTGCAAAGCCCGTGGCCCTTTGGCTCTGTTGAAGATAGCAGCGATATAAACCTAAAGATGAGCCCCGGGCCGCTTACTGTTTTTGCCTTTGACGTTAGCCCTAGCCGCCGAGATGCCAGCCTAGTTATGGGGCAGATGCTACCTAACGGCAAGATAGGCCTAGCAGTACTAGAAACCTACAGCTCACAGGTAGCAGTAGATGAAGTTGTAGTAGCAGCCTCTATAAAAAAATGGGCTGACCTGTATTACCCGCGTTTAGTCTGCTA